CAGAGATAGTTGAAATAACCTCAGTTGCTGGCTTTGCAAGACCTGCTACAGCAGATGCAGTAATTGTGTTAGCAACTACAGTTGTACCTGCAGTAGCTGGAGCAGTTAGAGTTGCCTCATAACGCTTGTCAGTTGCATCATATGAGAACGCACCAATTGATCCACGAATTACTGTAGAAGAAATGCTAGCGTTAGTTACAGCATTACCAAATACGTCAGTTACAGTTGCGGTAACTTCTACAGCAGAACCTAGGTTTGCAACTGCTGGAGTGACTACATTTAGGTTGTATGCAGAACCTGCAGTACCCTTAACGTAGTAAGTTGTTGTGTTGCTGTTTGCAGTTACAACAACAGTACCAGTTTCAGTAGTGGTTGTGTAAACATACACATCTGCAGTTGTTCCAGTACCAGTTGAGATTGTTGCTGTAGACACTCCAGAGTCGACCTTTACGATGGTAGAACCAGAAGTAACAGCTGTGACAATCTTTGCATTAGTAGCGGTTACAGTTACATTGCTTCCAGCAGTTACACCAGACAGGGCAATACGCAATGCATCAGCAGAGCTTACGTCGTTGTCTGAAGGAACTGGGAGAGCAACTGCAGCTGCAGAGGAAGTTCCTGCGGTTGCAGGAGCTGATCCAGCAACTGTTAGTGTTGCGGATGATGCATTAGCAGGGCCAGCAATAAGCATGGTTCCTACTAGGGCTACTGCAGAAGCAATAGCAATTAGTGGCTTCTTTAGTGAAGTCATTATTTTTTTCTCCTTATTTTTATATTGATTTATAGTAAATCAAATCTTTCTAGATATTCCTGCACATCTTTGGGCATGGCTTTATATTGTATCACATTGTCTGGCAGGTTGTCAACTTGCTTTGGCCTATCTTTAAAAGTGTGAACCTCTACTTCAAGGTTTTGATCTCTTGGGGTGTGAGAAATTGCACCAAAGATTGCACCACAAACAGCATCTGCAAGGTCCTTAGATAATTTTCTTGGGTGGTCTACACGGTTGTTTTTCATAATTTTAAGCTCTGTTAGCTCTTCAAACAATAGTTCAATAGCTGGCATAGCTAATCTTTCTTCATACATAAGCATAGCCATATCTTCGTAATGTTTTTTAGCTACAGAAACTGTTTCAGTTCTCATGCCAACAGACTTTAGTTCGTTTTGAATATCAAAAGATTGCCAACGGTCAAACGACACCATTCCAATATCAAATCCCTGCCTTCGCAAGTTCTGGATCCACTGCTTAACTTCTGATAGGTTTACTGGACCTTCTACCTTTGGCTCCCAATACACTACAGCATCTACAATTACCATTGGAACGACTTGTTCATAATCTTTCATTACTTGAACAGATACCCATTTTTCTACGTGAGCAATTGCCACTGCACACTTGTCATGCTTTTGAGCAAGGTCAGCGTGAACAAAATATTTTTTATTTGGATCTGGTTTAAAGGTTTCGTCAAATCTTTTTGCAGAGTCTATTGGATTTCTTATTGTCATGCAAGCACGGACTTTTTCTTGCTGTTTAAAAAATGCATCAGAAGCAAAGGTTGGGACACATGCAAATCTTTGCATGGCATCTCCTAAGTCTGTGTAAAAAGCTAACTTGAAGTCATCTATTTTCCTTGTAGGATTAACAACCCATGTCGGACGTTTTAGTGCAAATACTCCTGGATATTTATACGAAGTTATGGTGTCTTCATCCCATTCAATTTCTAAAGAGTTTCCTTCAGTTTCATCTGGCAAATCGGTATTCATAATAAACTTATGCGTTTTATGTATAGTATCTTTCTCTGCAATTACAGCATCGTACTTTTGTGAGATAAAGTCTCCTGGGAAACGTGGAAACGAAAGCAATGCTACTTTGCCAAGGTCTGGGAATCGTGAGTCTACAGATGCACGAAAGGCTTTGTAGATGTTGTCTGCAGTTTTTCCTTGATCGTTCCCCCCACCAATCTCTTGTGCAAATCCAGAAATCTCATCAAGCACTGCAAGAATAAGATTAAGTCCCTCATGTGACTCACGCTCAGAGTGTCCAGAGTAAACTGTGATAGATTTATCAAATTCGATAGATTCTGCCTTTGCATAAAACTTGCCAGCAAACCATGGAGATCTTTCTATTTTTGACTTAAATCCTTTGAAGAAAACATTCTTAGCCTGTTGAGCGTTAATCGCCACGTTAATGATATCAATCGCATCACCACCTGGTTTTCCAAAGTACCTTGCGGGGTCCTTAAGACAAAGGAGCTTGTATACAATATAAGAACACGCAACAGTAGACGTAAAGTCCTTGCCAGATCCTTTACCAAGCTGTAGAATAACTTCATTTTTTGTATATTTTTTGTAATATCTCGTTCCCTCAGTTTCTCCCATTAAGCCAATTAAATCTTCCAGCTTATATATTTGACTCATCGCTTCCACGATGTCATACTGAACATCTGACAATGGTGGCTGAGCTAAGTAATCTTCGCCCTCAACAAAGGTTTTTGCATCTACTGGAGTTTCTTCAAAGTGACTGTCTTTTAAAACTTCTAAAAACTCATCAAACATTGCTGACAATAGTTATGACCTCTCGCTCTTTAGAAACAGCAGATAGTCTACGCATAATTTCATCACGAATTTGTGGGTATTCAGAAGCAATATCCTTTAGTATCTCTACTAGGACTTCTTGCTTTCTTTCAATTTCTAGCATTTCTTCTGCTAGCTCTTTGTTCTCTAACAATCCCGCTTTTTGTAGCATATCAATTCTTCTTGCCTCAATGTCAAGAACTAGTTTAATTGCAGATGTCTTTGCACTAAGGTTTGCTGATGTTGTTGCGTCATCAATAACCTCATAAGCTTTTTGAATAAGCTTGCTATAGTGAGTGTCTGCTCCTACCAAAGCTTCTTTAGCTCTGGCACGTATAGCAGCGTTGTCTGCAGCCATAACTTTCCACTCATTAATATATGAAACAACCTTTTGTCTTGGCAAATCCAGCTGCTTAGATATTTGTGTAGGCTCGCTGCCTTTAAGATATTCTTCTACAACTTTATTAACTTGATCTAAATGCTCTATTAGATTATCTTCAGTCGACATTCTTCCTACCTCTCTTTATTGGTATAAGTTTAATTCTATCAGGTTTAAATGATCTCCAGGCAGATGCAAGTGTTTTATCCATCTCAAAGCAATCTATCCAGGTAGCTCCAGTTTCTTTATTTGTAACTAAACTAATAAACTTAAACTTTGCTCCATGCTCTCCGTTAATCTTAATAACTTCTCCAGAAAGCACTGTTCTGGTTCCAACCTGTATCTCATAAGATCTTTCAAACTTTGTTTCTCTTATTGCAGAAGCTTTTCTACTAATCATCTTTTAGACTTCCTTAGCTTAAACTTTGCCAAGTAAACATATACGGTTTCTACTGTTGCCCCGCACTCTTTGGCTATTTCTTCTGGAGTTCTCTTATCAATCCAGTACCGCTTTTTCAACCAGGCTTCGTTTGTGTATAGTTTGTTTGGCATTTAAAATCCAACCTTAACTAAATTATTAATTGCATAGTGGCCAATAGCGACAGCGTCTGCTACATCATTGTCAAAAATATTTTTATCGTAGTAGGCATTTACAAAACGAATTGTCTTTTGCTTTCTAACTTCTCTTTCAATAGTCTTTAATGTTGATGCAGCTTTATTTGGATTTTGCCTAGCTATCTCAAGCTTTTCCATATTGTCTAATTTTTTATTTCCAATATAGTTTTGCCAAGTAATAGGGCTTACAGATCCAAACCTTTTGATTCCAGCCATTCTGGCAGCTCCTAGAAGCCCCCCTTGGACCAACGCTAAATCAGCAGCTGTTTTTGGACTGTTCATAAATACTGTATGTTCAATTACAATTGCATCAATCTCAAAGTTTTTTAAAAAAGCAAAAGACTTTCTTGCAGCATCTCCAACCTTAGAATAATTGTCTGCTCCTTTAAAGCTAATTTTTCCGCATGCTTTTAATCTTTTATCAGAAAATATTGCAAAGGCCAGGTTATTTGTGCTAGCATCTATAGAACAAATATTTTTAGGTTGATCACTAAATAAACTAATCTTTACCATTAGATAACCTCTTCATGTCTTTTAATACACTAGATATTTCTATAGGATTAACTAAGCATTTGCTGCAAATAGTCTCATCATTATAAATTGATAAGTTCTGATCGCAGGTCTTGCATTTTCTAACTTTTCCCGTTCTGCGACTAATTCTAGAAAGTTGATATCTCTCAGCAATCTTTTCTTTGGTTGCAGCATCTCTGCATTCTGCAGAACAATATATTTGATAAGAAACGCTTGCTTCAAACGACTCATCACACCATTGACAATGTTTCATCCAAAGACTCCAAAGATTTAATCTTAATCTCTCCAGAGCCTGCAAGATCACAAGTTGCCCGAATAGGACAAGTCTTACAAATTTTTGAGTTAGACCTATAGTTTTTCTCTGGCAGGGTTTTGTTTTCCCAAGCCTTTCTAACTGTTCTCATCCACTCAAAAGCGTTCTCTACCCACTTAAAAGAATACTCATTTAATTCTACAGGAAAAATCAAAAGTTCGTGATTGTTCTTGTTTTCATAAATAAGGATTGCCTTGCTTTTGTTTAGTACCTTCATGTAAATTAATAGCTGGATTAAGTGACCAGCTTTTGGCTTACCCGCA